AACTAATATCTTCCTTGCCATAATCTGTTTTGATACTCCAAGGGTTATTATATTGATTAACTTGGCTACCATAACTTCCCATATAAGGGGTTCTATTAACTGACATATTATTTAATGCTTGTTTTGTAATATCTATTCCTCTTTGTCTATATTTAAGCGCAGTATCTCTAATATACATTGCAATACCAAAAGACATAACTAAATCATCATTATATCCACTTTGTGCTTCTGGTCTTCCATTACGCCAAATAAATGTTTTCATTTCTTCTAACAATCTTTTAGATTGAAATGTTACTCCCTTGTCACTTAAATATTCTTGAAATTTACCTATTACCATCGGTCTTGTTCTTGATGACATAGTAAATCCAGGAACCATTTTAGAATGATCTTGGTATTTATCAAAATACGAATCTACATTTGGGGAGTCACTCTTTTGTGAATAATAAAGGTTAGGGTATGCTCTATCTATTGCGACTTGTATAGTTGCCCAACCAATATTAGCGTTTTCAATTACTAGTAAAGCTTCATTATATTCTGCAGCTATACCTACTAATAAATGCCCATATTCTTTTGTACCTAATTGCCCTTTATATTCTGCTACTTGTACATTACTTTCTACATCTATAACATGAAATGCAGAATAATCTTTTCCATCACCCCTAGATACATCAGCTACTACAACATAACTCCTTGTATAATCAGGTGATTCCCAAACCCATAAATTTTGATCCACTCCTCTTCTTTCCATTGGATCTTTTATATAGGTTTTTTCATAATATTCTATATATTCAGGATAAAAAACAATATCACCAGAAGTACTAAAATCACAGTCACATTCTTGAGCTGCCATTCTAGGATCACCTAGTAGTTCATCTTGTCTATCTCTCCAAGTTTGATCTCGTTCTGGGTGGACATACCAAGGTAATTTAATAGGTAAAAATTCATTTTCTGCTGCTTCTGCTCTTGTCCATGTTTGATGGAACCAGTTTCCAGTACCATAAGGAGTACTTAATGCTATACAACCACCACCAGTTGCTAATGTTTGTTGAGCTGAGGCCCATATCTCACCAATATTATCAATGAAAGCAGCCTCATCAATTAATAGCAAAGATACTGCTTCTGATCTACCTGCATCTGAACTTGCTGAAGTGGCTTTAATTTGTGACCCATTCTGGAGTCGAAGGTTTAATTTGTTATTTTCAGCTGCATCAATTTTAAGCCATGAAGGTAAATTTTCGTACATAAATTTTACCTTTGTAACCATGTTTTTAGCAGTTTCCTGTTTTGTAGCAATACATAGAATATTTTTGTCTTTATGAAATAACATCATCCATAAAGAATAACCCGCTGATAAAGTAGAAATACCTAATTGTCTAGATTTTAAGATAATCGAATATGGATTATCTCTCATTAAAGTTAATACTTTTTCTTGAAATGGAAATAAATTAAATTGTATACGACCTCTTTGGGGGTGTTGTATATAACAATACTTACGCATAAAGTGGACTGGGTCCTTTGCGCATTTTAAATATTCGCTTCTTATTACCTTTTTTAAATCAGACATTCTATTTAGTTAATACTAAAACCCCTACTACAGCTAGTATACCCGCTCCACTAAACATTTTAGTTTTTAATTTCTGTTTTTTTAAATCGGTTTGTAACTTAGCTTGTAATTCTTTAGATAATGCTAACTGTCTAGCTTGTTCTTTAATTATACCGTCAGAATTATTAAGTTGTTGTTTTAGGTTTAAAACTAAATCACTTTGTGTTAAAAGTTTATTGTTTGTTTCAGTTAACACTAGTTGCATAGTTTCTACTTCAGTACTTACTCCATCAAATTTAATAAGATCTTTAATTACTAACCTAGCAATAGGTTTAGTTAATTGAATCTTGGTGCTGTCCTTCAAGGATGTGTTTGTAACGTTCTGCGAAAAAACGTTCAAGCTCATCATCACCAAAGAAGTCAACAGCATCAACTTTTTGTTTAGTTTCATTTTTAATAACATTTATTCTTGAATTAAGTTTAATAATTTTAATATCATAATCAGCTATTTTATCTTCTAATAATTTAGACTCATTTATAAGTTCTGAGTTTTTATTGTGTAAAGAGTCAACTTTAGCTTCTAATGCTTCAATTTTAGCATTGTAATCTTCTACATGGCTTTGGTCGTCTTTATCAAACCAAAACCATAATATAATAGATATTAAAATTAATATCTTAACTATATATAATATTCTTTCTTTAGACGAGATCATCTGCGTATTTATCTACTAAACTTTTCAATTCAGCTTTTTGGCCTGTTAATTTTTTTAATTCGGCTTTAATTTTTTCCTTGTCTTCACCTTCTGCTTCTGTATATTTACGAGCTAATGATTTCATTCTAGTTTCTACTTCTTTAAATCCTTTAAGGGCTAGATCATACTTTTTACTTTTACCTTTAGCCGCTTTAGCTAATTGATAAGCATCATCATCATTATCATCTTCTTCATTTGCTTCATTTACATTAGCATAATCAATATCACCAATTTTATTATCTAAATCTGTAATAATTGCTTCTAATTGGTCAGCTAAAGGAAGTAAATCCGGTTCATTTTGGCTTAGAAACTTTTTCATAGCATCTGCTCTAATAATTAACCCACCAATAATATCATCATAAGTTTTAAATTCACTAAATTCTTCTTTCAATCCAGCTTCTTTAGATAATTTAACTGTTTTTTCTAGTTCTTTATTTAGTTCTTTTTGAGCTTCTACTTCCTCAGGAGTAGCTTCATTTAAAGCATCTATAATTTCCTCTTTAATATACTTTGTTAACTCAGATTTTTTCATTACAATAAGGTTTTTATTATAAATATGTTAAAGGCCTGTAAACTTTAATATTTGATGAATACGTTGATCTGTAGGTCCAGATATTTCATATATATTTTTTACCATATGGCCATATTTTTTAATTAAAGTAGTAATACTAAAATCAATTATATCTCTATAGTGTTCATCTGTTTCTCTTACCCCATTATCTTCAATAGGAATGCCAACAGGAGAAATATAAAAAATATAATCATATTCTCTAATGAATTCTTTAGCATAATTTTCAAAAATTTCCTTATCATAGCGTAAAATAGATCTAGCATTCATAGTAAAAGCCATAACATCAATTATAGTTCTATCAGTAATAATGTTAGGTTGGATTAATTCTGCACAGCGTTCTGCTAAAAATACTGTTTGACCCTTTAATGTAGAATCAGTATTAAGTGGAATACCTTGTTCCATTAAAAACTTAGAACGTTCAGTTCTAAACATATAATCTTTAAATTGCTCTGTTTCTTTTAAAGCATTAACTAATGTTGTTTTTCCGACACTCATTGTGCCACATAATCCTATTTTCATATTATTTATTTAATAACCACTTACTATAACTGCTTGTTTCTTCATTTAAAATCTAGCTGTTCCTTTCATTGATGGGTTTTTATACCAAGGTAAACCTGTTTGTTGTCTAATAGCTTCCTTATGTTCTTCTTTTGTTTTCCGAATACCATAAAGATAATATTCAGCTTTCTTTTCATCACCTTCTGGAATTAAAGCAGGACCATCCCAATTGTGTAATTTACCATCCCAAACATAGGCTATAGTACCATCTGCTTTTTTTAATTTTTTAGAAGATTCCCAAGTAGTTTCTTTTTGTTTACTCATAGTACGTATTGTTTATTCTTGAATATACGAACTATCTCTGAGTTCTCCAAAATTTTCTCGGCTACTAAAGTACCTTGTGCACCACTCACCGTTATTCCTCTAGCTGAAAGTGCATCTCCTACAAAGTGAACATTAGGATACTTTGTTAACGCTAAATTAGAATAATCGACGAGTGGCTCAGGTGATAGATATTTTACTTCAGGCACATAAATACCCCAATCATCTTTAAGTGTTGGAAATACTTTTTTCATATCCTCAATAAAATCATAAACATAACCAAAATAGGGTTGCATTGCTTTAGATATTTCATGTAATGTATCTACTTTAACAGCTGATACATTTACACCTTCAGATGTTGTAGATGGTTCTCTACTTGGACTATAGTATAAACCAGTACCATTTTTCTGTAATTTATTTACTACATCTCTAGACCATTCAAATGGATTTTCAATGCCTTGAACTTCCATCAAGATGCCAAAATTAGTCATATCATTTCTATACTTTTCATCTTTTTTAGCATGACCATTATAGCTATGATCACCATAAGTTTCTTCTACAGCAACATAAGCGGCATTATTGTTTGTACAAAATGATCTTAATGATACTCCTTTATCATCAAATTTTCTATACAATTTAAAATCATAAGAAATATCAATCAGTTTTTGGAAGTGTTTTTGTGGTGCTTCAAATCTAACACCTATTTGTACTGGTTTTGGTTCAGTAGGTAAATCATATTTTTCAGCTAATTGTTTACCAAAATCAATACCACTTTTACCTACACCAAAAATAAGTGTATCATATTCTAGAACTTTTAA